AGACACTATCTTGAAAAGAAACTACAATTCGACTATTTGCTAAATACTGTCAGGTCTATGAAAAGACCGTTTGCGAAGTGGGCTAAGGCTGAAAAAAACGATGATTTGGAATGTATCAAACTGGTCTACGGCCTGTCTGATTCCAAAGCACGTGAGGCTTTGCGAATACTAAGCAAAGAACAAATCCAAAAACTAAAAGAAGAAACCTCTACAGGTGGATTAAGGAAATGACATGGTTGATCTATCTAAGTTTGTTGAAGTCGTTCTGCCAAATCAAGATGACTTTTTAAAAATTCGTGAGACACTTACAAGAATCGGTGTCTCAAGTCGTAAAGAAAGGGTGCTATATCAGTCTTGCCATATTCTGCACAAGCAGGGCAAGTATTACATTGTACACTTTAAAGAATTGTTTGCACTAGATGGTAAGTTATCAACAATTACCGAAAATGATATACAAAGACGTAACGCTATTGCCAACTTACTTGAAGAGTGGGGCTTGCTAAAAATTGTAAACTATGATATAGTAGAAAACAACATGGCTCCAATTCATCAAATTAAGATTATTGCTTTCAAAGAAAAAGATGATTGGGAGTTAGTCGCTAAATATAATATTGGTAAAAAAGGTAGAACCGAATAATGGTGGCATGCAATGAACAAAGTGAAAAACAATCCGGTAAAACTGATTAACAAGTATACCAAAGAAGAAGTGTATACTCGGGATTACGATAAAGTGATTAAAGAAGGCAACAATGAGTTCATTCAAGTCTTCAATCAAAGTAATCCACAAAGAACTTATCTTGTCAATCGCACAGCGTTTGTGGTTGCCAAGTAAGTCGTGATGCCTTCGGGATCACGTAATTTAACTTGCTTAAATAGGAGAAAACTATGACTATTACTCGTATTAGTCCTTTGCTACATCAAACATTAGGCTTTGATCGTTTTTTTGATGATATTGAAAAACTGTTGTCTGCTACGCCAGCACAACATGCAGGAAATACTTTTCCATATCACAACATCATCAGAGTGGATGACAATCGTTACATTGTTGAACTTGCAGTTGCGGGCTTCGGTAAAGACGATATTGAAATTACCAGAGAAAAAAATACTTTGGTAATTAAAGGTGTGAAAGAAGAAGAAGAGATTGGACAAGCACAATATCTACACAGAGGTATTGCTGCACGTAACTTCACAAAAACAATTACTATTGCTGACACTATTGAAGTACATAGTTCAGAACTCAAAGATGGTATTCTGCGTGTTGGTCTAATCAATATTATTCCAGAACACCAAAAACCAAAACGCATTGAAATTGGTAATGAATTGAAATTTTTTGAGCCTCAACTCTTACAAGAAGAAAAGAAGGCTGCGTAAAGAGTGGGGCGCAAGCCCCACTTGTTGAAAGGTACATGATGGACAAGGATTTACGGTCATATCTCAAAATATATTCTGATTGGCTCGCACCACAAGTGTGTGAAGAGACTGTTGCTGAACTTGAAGAAGTAAAGGCAGAGTTTCAAACACACACGTTCTACGATTATCATAATAATACAAATCACTCTTATGAACACGAACTTGCTGTTGCATGGTCAAATGTGAAGCATAAGAATTATATCATGCAGAGAATATGGGATGGTCTACAAAGATATCATCAAGAACTTCGTGAGTGGGGTTGTGATTGGTATAACTCATGGCAGGGATACACAGAAGTTCGTTTCAACCGATATCGTGAAGATACACAAATGAAACTTCACTGTGATCACATTCATTCAATGTTTGATGGTCAACGAAAAGGTATACCAACATTGACTATTCTTGGTGGTCTAAACGGTGGGTATGAGGGTGGTGATCTGGTCTTTTGGCAAGACACATCTATAACTTTGAAGGCGGGTGAGATTATGATTTTCCCATCAAACTTTCTTTATCCACACAGAGTTGATTTGGTGACGAAAGGCACACGATATTCTTACGTTTCTTGGACATGGTAATGAAATCAAATTCAAACTTTAAAATGAAAAAAGACTTGAAAATTACACTGTCAAGTCTTAAAGGTGATCACAAATTTAACTACAAACGTGAGATGATTCAAGCAATCATTGCACCACGTATTGAGTTCAAGAAAAAGAAAAAAGAAGAGACACAAGATGACTGATCTATTGATGGTGAGTCACTTTCACAAAGACTTTCCGTTTAATCACGAATCGTCTTGGTTGAAGGCTGCATACGCTGGTAGTCATGCACCATACAAGTGGCAACCACCAGGACCAGGCAACTGGATAAACACTTCACAACACAAAAGTGTGTATGGCTTTCGTCACTATTATAGTATGTGTAGTGAAGATGAGTTTCTTCGTGCATTAGGTCAACAAGCATCCGAATACTATCTGTTGCATAACGGTCGTGCTGATTATATTGGTTGTACAACATATCGTCGATATCTTGATTTTAAAGGTGATGTTGAACGCAATGTATTGAAAGCATCGTTACCTGCAACACAAGAGAATGCAAATTACATGGCATCCGATGAACAGAAAGCAGCAGCACTTAAATTGCTTGAAACACATGATGCAATTAGCAATCATATTATGCCAATGCCATACTCTGTGCGTAATCAGTATTTACAATCACAACCACCAGAATACTTAAATTTATTTTTAGAAGGCATTGAGAAATTAATGCCCGACTATAGAGACAAAATGAGTTGGTGGAATGAAAACGGTGCTAGTTTTGAAACGTGCTACGTCATGCGTAAACAACTGTTCAGAAAATATGCATCCGAGTTATTCGAATTATTAGAATATGTGTGGCAAAACACCAGCAGCCCATATCCAACAAAACAAACGACATCCGAACCTTTGCCGTGGCGTTATCCAGGCTTTTTAGGTGAAAGATTTCTTCCATTCTTTTTATACGCCAACAACGCCAGCGTGGCTAGAACTGCACTTATCATTCTGGAATAATCAGATTGATTTTTTTGTGGTGCCTCTGTATGCAAGTGAGTGCTTACTTCAAATGAAAGAAAAATACGTAAAAGCGCATATGAAAGCAGCCAGTGTTTATGCTGAACTTTCCACTGCAAAAAGATTACAGGTAGGTTGTGTAATCGTCAAAGACAATACCATTATTGGCATAGGTTATAATGGTATGCCATCTGGTTGGGACAATAACTGTGAAAATGTAGAATATGTTCTCAAAGAGGAATGTCAAGCGACCGATGAGTGGATGACTCAAAATGGTTTTACCGAAACTGCACATGGTTGGTCAAGATTGAAATCTAAACCGGAAGTCTTACATGCAGAATCTAATGCTATTGCAAAGGTTTCTCGGTCAACAAACTCAAGTGATGGGGCAACAATCTTTATTACCCACGCACCGTGCTTAGAATGTGCTAAAATGATATATCAGTCGGGAATTAAGGAGGTCTACTACAAAAACGCCTACAGAAGTGAATTTGGTATTAATTTCTTAAAACAATGTAATGTTAAAGTTATTCAATGTGAGGAGTAAAAATGAGTAATATCACAAAAGTGGCCAAACAACTGGCAGAAGCAAATCCTAAACTCAACAAAGCATACAAGTATGATCTTGTAATGCGTGAGTTTGACAACAAGGTTGAATTGATCGGTCTTGTTGATGATCCAACATATGACATTGCTGACTTTGTTGGCCGTGAAATGTTGTTCCCTAAAAAGTGGGTAACACTTGATGTTTTTGAACCGACAAAAGAGGTAACAGTATGACAGTAAAATGCTTTACATTTAAAACACATCAAACTATTATGGGTGAAGTGGTTGATGAGGGCGACATTGGATTTACCATAAAAAATCCGATGCAAGTAATCGCAGTGCCACCACGATCTGCAAATGATTCTGGTGGTGTAGGTTTTGCACCATATCTTGCTTTTACCGAAGAGTTTGATAAAGGTGTACATTTTAAGTGGATTGATATTCTTACCACTACTACACCTGTCACCGACTTACTTAATCAATATAATCGTATGTTCAGTAAAATTGAAATTGCACCACCCGGTTTAGTTGTTTAATGAGTAAATATTATACGAATGTTTGTGTCCACGGCAATCACATTTTATTTCGTGGAGTAAACAACGGTCGGAGAGTAAAGAGCAAAGTCAAATACTCTCCGTCTTTGTTTGTACAATCTAATAAACAATCTCAATGGCGTTCATTGTTCAATGAGCCACTTGAGCCTATGACTTTTGATACTATTCGGGAGGCACGTGATTTTGTCAAACGTTACGAAGATGTTGCAAACTTTAAAATCTA